CTTATGGTAAAAAATGGGTAAGTGAAATTAAAACTTTAAGGAAACAATGGGATGACATAGATGATTTCTCTAAAGAAATAAAACGAACTATTAACGAAAAAGATTTATTTTCTAATGAGGCTGAAGACCCTGAAAGTAATGACGCTAGAAAAATATACGAACAAATAAAAGAATTAAGATATTCTTCTGAAATGGTAAAAGACCCATTTGTTAAAAAGTATAAAGATGAATTACTAGATAAATTGATGGAAGATGAAAGTTTATTTGCTAAGTTTATTCATTGGGCTATCAGAATACATGATAAAGAGTTAAGTGAAGAGGCTTGGAAAGAGCATGATATTGAACCTGATACTATTAGTGCGGGGGTAAAGGGACTAAACTTAGAAGAAAAAGATGTAGTAGATTTTATTGTAGAACATTATGGTGATGGTAAAGATACTAAAAGAATAGAGGGAAAATATAAAGGCGCTAAAAAATTATTAGAAAAAATATATATTTCTCATCATAGTTCAAAGAATTGGGATAACTTAGTTAGTTTGCAAAAAGCAGAAAAGGCTGATTCTCATTTCTTAATCCCTAACAAACCAATGTATCGTATTTTTGAAATAGATGATTTAAAAGAACTTTTAGGGTTTACTGGTGAGTGGGTTGTTCAAGAAAAATATGATGGTATGAGAATACAGATTCATAAAATAGATGAACAGGTTAAAATTTATTCCTTTGAGGGTGACGATATAACCAGTAAATGCCCCGAACAAGTTAAGATAATGAAAGCAAAACATTTCGGTGATTGTATTCTTGATGGTGAATTGTTATTATTCAATAAGGAAAATCATTTACCTAGAGCAAAGGTGATTGAATATATTAAAGGCGATAAAAAAGAGGAGTTAATTTTAAGAGCGCATGTGTTTGATATTATGAGGCATGAAGATAAAGAATTACATGAAGCAGAATTAGAAGAAAGAATGACCATTTTGTTCAATAATTATTCAACACATTCAGATGAACTCTTAGCATTTCCTTCTAAAAAAGATACTAGATATGCTGACTCTATTAAAGAAGTAAAAGAGTATGCTGAAGAAATTATGAAGATACCAACAGCGGAAGGAGTTGTTATTAAGGATAAAACATCTACTTATTTCATAGGAACTAAGAAAAATCCAAAGTGGGTTAAATGGAAAAAGTTTGTAGATTTAGATTTAATAGTGTTAAATAAAACTGCTAAGTCAAATAAATCTGTTTATGAGTTAGGTGCTGGTCCTTTAACCGATAAAGATGATTTTAAAAATACAAAAACTGTAGATGATAGAGAATATATTAATGTTGGTAAAACTAAACCAACTAATACTAATGTCGATATTGGAGATATAGTAAGAGTAAAAATTAGTGAGGTTAAAAAAGATAGTAATGGATATAAAGTAATATCTGCTGAAGTAATAGAGATACCTGAAGTTAAACTTCCAGACAAAATAATTACTTTAGAGTTCTTAGCAAATGATACTGATAAATCCCTCAATTATACTATAGAGGCTTTAGAAAAAGGTTATTCGATTACTGATACTATTCATGGTAGTGCTACTATATTAAAATCTGAATTAGATGGTTTTACCTCTTATACTTTTGAAGAAAATAATTTAATGGCTAAAAATGCCGCACTGGATATTGATATTTGGAAAGAACAAATACAAGATATGTTGAAGACTCAAAAGGCTAAATTTAGAGTTGCGATTAAAAACTTCTTAATGAAACATAAAGATGGTCTTTCTTTTTCTAAAATAGAAGAATATGTTAAACGGGAACATCTAAAGGAATTCAATAATATTTTTAATTCTAAATCTAAAGACCTTCAAAATTGGATGAAAAATTTAGAAGATATAACTTATGATAAAGAAGAGAATAAGTTTTTTCCAGAATATGATATGATAGAAAAATATGAAACACCTAAACAATATAGAGAGGGTGAATTTAAAGTATATCGTAAAGAAGATGATAACTTATCTATAATGTTTAAATTGGATAAAGAACTTATTGGTTGGGAAATAGATATAGAAGAAGAGGATGATATTTTTTCCCTGTTTGGTAAATCTGGAAAGTTCCCCGCTAAAGTCGAAACTAAATTTAGAAAGGGAAAATTAATTGATTCAGGTAAAGTTAAGTTAGGAGTTCAAAGGGATGGCTACCACGAATACATGTTAGAGGGAAATAAGTTTGAAACTAAATTCCATGTAAGAGTTATCCCTGTTAAGGGTGAAAGTAAATGGCTCGCTTGGACTGGAGTAGAGACTGAACCTGTTGACCCTAAAACAGACGATGGTAAATGGGATATAAGAGAAGATAAGTATTCTGAATTAGGAAACAATTAATATAGTTCCTTCTAAGAAGTAATAAACATGAGTGCAACCGCTGTATTTAAATCAGTTAATCCTATTAGGAATGATTCTTTTAGTATTTTAAAATCTGATAACTTAGTTATAGGTGGATATGCTTCTATTGAAATGGTTGATAAACAAAACGATTTAATCACTTTAGAAGCACTAGGAGAAGCCGTAGGTAAATATATGAAAATTACAAAATTTAGAAACGTAATGACAAACCATTCTAATGTTCAGGTTGGAGAAGTTATTCCCAGTTACAGGGATAAGACAGGAAAACTTTGGAAGACACAAGTGGATGATGTAGGTTTTTTTGTAGTTATTAAAATGAGAGAAGACATTGAAAAGGCTAAAGAAGTTGGTCGTGAAATAAGAAATGGAAGTCTACGTTCTTTTAGTATAGGTGGTCAAGCACTAGAAAAGAGAAAAAAGAAACATGAAGAATATGGTGACTATAATGAAATTTCTAAATTGGAACTTCATGAAGTAACTATTTGTGAAAAGGGAATAAACCCTGAAGCCAAGTTTGATATTCTTAAAATGGATAAAGAAAATAAAATTAATGATTTAGAGAAAGCCATAGGTGAACTCAATAAAACTTTAGAAAGGATAAACGGAGATGAAACTAAAGGTGAAATTTTATCCCAAAATCCAGAAATAACGGAAAAGCATATAAAGAAGATGATGAAAAACGTTGCTTTATCAGAAGGAGGAACAGAGATGTCAAACCTAGAGAAAGAAGAAATGGAAGAAAACATGCAATACAACATGGATGAAGAAAAAGAAGACATGGAAGATAAAGGTCATGGAATGATGCACGAAAAAGAAGACATGGAAGAAAAGGCTATGGATGAAAAAGGAATGCATTCAGAAAAGGCTGATGATGACATGGAAGCAAAATCAAGACCCGATTTGGCTACAGGACATATAGATGCTGGAAACGCTGGAGAATATGTGGATGACCCTCATCCTCAATTAGACGGTAAATACATGGCTAAGTTCGATGACCAGTCTACATTAGATTTATCCCCTGAAAACTTAGAAAAGGCTTATGCAGAATTTAAAGCAGAACAATTGGAAAAAGCGGCTTATGAAGCAGTTAAAAATCAGTTCCAAACAAGATTCGATGCTGAGATGGTAGCAAAGACTGAAGAAATTGAAAAGGCAAACTACGATGCTAAAGCAGAAGTAGCAGAATTAAAAGAACAATTTAGTTCCCTTTTAAAATCATTAAAAGAAGAAAAAGAAACTGTAATTAGGAAACAAGAAGAAGTAGTTGCAGAACTTAATATTCCATCAGGCGATGAAATCGCTAAAATGGATTGGAGCGATATAAATGCTCTAGTTGAAAGGCTGGAGGGCCAAATTTAAAGGAAGTGAATAAAATGACAAAATACATAAACACAATAAGAGATTTAGAAGCGGCTACTTATGGTAACATAGGTGGTACTGGGAATGGATTGTTGAAAAGTGCTGGTATTGTTGGTTCTATTAACAGTGGATTTACTGGTTCTAGTGACACAGCATTAACTTTGAACGGTACAGCAGGTAATAACCTAACTGCACTTTACAACATAGTATATGGACAAAAAGTTTGGTCAATGATTAACCAAGAAATTAATCCATTATCAATTCTACCTAAAAGACCATACACATCAAGTGGATGGAGAGTAATGACTAACAGACCTCAAGGTGGTTCAGCGGCGGCATTCTCCGTTGGTGCTACAACTGGAACTGGCGCTCAAGGTGCGGCAAGTCCTGATGGTGACTTAATTGGTGGTGTTGGAGAAAATGAAGCATTAGACAGTACACAACTAAAAGCATTGGCTCCTGAATATACAACTCTATACATGAATCCAAAAATTGTTGCTCACATGTTTGACTACAGTGAATTAGCGGCAGAAATGGCAAAGATTGATGACGGTGTTGGAGATATTAGAAAACTTATTCGTGAAGATATGGGTAAATTCCATGCAGAATCTCAATCAGTTATGCTAGTAATGCCTCTTGAAAACTATGATACACTTGGAGCAGATACTTCAAGCGGAAGAATTCGTGAAAACTATACTTCTCTATTGAAGATTGTTAGTAGTAATGATGAATTATCAGACAGCGGTGGTGAACTTGATAGACTTTCAAGTGTTTCATCTGCTATTGCTGATTTAGATGCTGATGTAACAACTCTTTATGGTAACACATCAAGAGCAAGTGGAGCATCATTCATGGATTCAGTAGTTAACTACGGTTCATCATATGCAACAGCAGGTAGAGTTTTAACATTAAGTATAATCAACGATGTTATCCAAAACCTACGATTGAACGGTGGAACTCCAAATGTTATCTTAACAGGATATGATACAATCCAAGCATTATCTGACTTGCTACAAAGCCAAGAAAGATTCATGGATGCTAAAGAAATCATACCTACACATAACGGTGTAAAAGGTGTAAAAGGTCAAGAAGTCGGATTCAGAGTAGCAACATACTACGACATTCCACTAATTCCTTGTAAGGATATGCCTAAGACTGGTTCAGCATCAAGCGGTTTATCTGATATGTTATTATTAGACACTAACCACTTATGGTTTGCAACTATGAAGCCAACCCAATACTTCGAAGATGGTATCAATCATGGAAACCCATTCGGTGTTGGTGTACTTGGAAACAGAGGACTTTACAGAACAATGGGTGAAACTGGTTGTACTTTCTTTAGAGGACAAGGAAAAATCACCAACCTAAAATGAGGTGATTTGATTGGCTTTAGCGTTTACAGTAACAATATTAGCAGACCACAAAGGCGCAACTGCTCCTAGAGTTTCAGGAGATGAATACTTTGTTGATGCGGTAATAGATGTAACATCTCATGTGGCGGCGGGGGCTGTAATCCCCGCCAGTGAGTTCGGTTTAACGACAATAAGTGCGGCTTGTATTACAGGTTCAGAAGGTGGAAACACTAGACTTGCTGGAATTGAAACAACTGCGGCAGGGGCTTATGAGTCAGCAACTTCGATTGCTCTTATCTTTACAAGTTTAGACGGTACTAATGCTACAGTGGCAGATGATGGCGACCCAACTTGTGCAGTAAGAGTAAGAGTATATGGTTTAATCTAAGGTGATACCTTTGGCTAAAGTATCATTACTTCCTAAAGAGGAACAAGATGAAAGAGAGGCTATAAGTTCTTTTGTCTTTCAAGGTATAACCTTTGTAGCGGGTGAACCAGCACAAGAAGTAAGTACACAAATTGGTGTTATGTATATGAAAGAACCTAACTTTCTGGTGCAATTCACTGATGCAGACTTCAAAGATTTACCCGAAGAACTATTGGTAGAAATGGGAGAGAAACTAAATTGTGATGTAAAATCAGTAAAAACTACATTACTACCTAGAAAATCCGTAGCATCTAAAGTTAAAACCACTCTAACAAAACCTAAAATTGTTGAAGAAAAGAAGGTAGAAGAACCAGCAGAAGAAGAAAGTTCTGATGAGTAATTTTATACCCTTTGAGTAATTAGCACCCTTTAACGAGGAAGAAAAGCATGACTGGAATAGGTGGATGTAGAAGTAGCGGTAGACTAACTGCCGACACACAAATTATCAAAGGGCAAGGTAAAGTTATCAGTATTCATGGGGTTATTGCGGGTGCGGCATCTGCAACAATAGAACTTTATGATGTTGATGATTCAGGTGATATTGCGGCAGGTAATCTTGTAGGTGTATTAGCACTTGAAAAGGCGGCTAGTGGAGATGCAAGATACGCAGAAGCAGATTTGCATGGTGTTTTATTTAAAGTGGGACTTTATGCAGATATAACTTATTTGACTGGTTCTAGTGGTGCGGCTTTCACAGTTGAGTTTAATTGAGGGTTATAGATGGCGGCAATAGATAAAGATACAAGACTAATAATGACAATAATGTATGTAGGCGCAATGGCTGGAATGAATGTTTATTTCTATTCAGTTTATGGTGCTGAGTTACCATTTACTGCTTTTACACATGCAGTATTATTCAGCCTAATTACAGTAGGCGTTATTATGTTACAAAAATCATTATTTGATATGGTAGTTAATGAGCGATTCGAAATGTGGTTACTGAATAGAAAGATTGACCTTTATTGGGAAAAGAAAGCAAGGGACGAAGCCCAAAGAAAGAAAATCAAAGATTCAATGGCTCAAAGAAATTTGACTTATTATCAAGGGACACCACAAGGTTATGAAGAAGTTCCTGAAGCATTCCTAAAGGCATTAGAGTGAAGGTGATTACCTTTGTTAGATAGACTCTTAGGAGTAGATGAACAGTCTTTGGCTTATGA